GTCGCAAAATAAATAAATAGGAAGACCAGTCTCAGCCAACTTGATAAACTCATCTAGTCTTGTTTCAAACGATTTATCTGGTTGCTCGTATATTTCATAATAACATGTGACCAATGCAACAGAATAGGACATTTCTACATTATTTATGGATTATTCTTTATTTTCTTCCACCGCATGTATACAAAATTGAATTAAACTGGAATAAAGATGAGAGAGATAGCAAGGAGAAACTACAGCAAACATGGAACAAAATACAATTCTAGTATTTGATACGGAAACCACCGGGTTATTTCCCAAGGGAGAGGATGTGAACAACATTCAAAAATACCCGTATATCACACAATTGAGTTATGTTGTATATGATTGTAATAAGAAGGAAATTGTCTATACATTTGACTCCTATATCAACATAGACCCGAGTATCCATCTATCAGATGTAGTAAAGGAACTTACTGGCGTAACAAGAGAAAAACTAGACAATGGCACCGATATGTTATCTGCGTTAAAGACGTTTTACAAGTATTATGCGATGAGCAATTGGATTGTCGCGCACAATATTCAGTTTGACCAAAAGATGATGATGATTGAAACGGAACGTCACCGTGAAGCAATTCAATATAGTCACCCTGAATGTTTGGCTCTGTTCAATCCTTATTTTGAGAAAACCAAGAACATTCGTAGTTATTGCACTATGCTGAAGGGAAAGGATATCTGTAACATTGTGCTTCCGTCTAAGTTTGAAGGTGGACGTTCCTATAAAAAGGTGCCCAAGTTGATTGAATTATACAAACATTTGTTTGATAATAAGGAAGTGGAAGGATTACATAATTCCATGATGGATGTATTGGTATGCTTGCAATGTTATTTGAAAATGGTTCACGATTATGTGGATACCAATCTTGGTGTTTGATAATTACGTATACAACGTGATTATGTAGTTATCAAATGAGGAAAATCTGTATATTATGTATATTTTTTATACTTACGCGTTTTGTTCTTGAGCGATTTCTTCTTGTGTTGTCTGGTTGCTTTCTTCTTATTTTTTCTTCCTCCCTTTTTTTGCAAAGGACAAGTAGACATCTCCTTCTTCAAATATTCGAAGAATGTGGATTTGTTCATAGATTCGTAGTGCTCTACACTATCCTTGTCTCCGTCTCCGCCCTCCATTGCTACTGGAGCAAATTCGCCTACAGGACAAAACCCACGGCAAGCAAATATTTTTATTTCAACGTTTTCAAATGAAATCTCGTTTTCGTTACAATAGACATATATGATTTGCATCAATTTGTCCAAATGAACTACCTTCTCGTTGTCATTACCAAATAACTCTACGTTTTCTTTGATACGTCGTTTCATGTTACAATCATACAACCCGATGAAATTTTTCCTACTCTCCGGATCATCTTTTTTGAAACCGTGAAAAATCATCGGTATAGTAGAGACAGTCTGGTCTGAGGGTTCGTCTTTGTAATTTGAAACAACTGTATCATAACACACGTCGTAAATCGCGCTCGTTTCATCAACTTGCGACATTAATGATACACCTGCGCCCAATTTCGCATAATATTGCATATTTTTAAATGGAAATAAATATTGTTTGTAATGTTGATTAATATCAAATTCCGGTTCAAAAACCCTAGTAGGGTCTAAATCAACCGCACCATGAGCAATCAGTGAAATCCGGTAGGAACCAATCGGCATTAATTCATATTCAACTGTATCGTCGCCGTTGATAAAAGACAATTTCATCGCTTGTTTATTACGACACATGTAAATATCTTTCTCACCTTGCATCTTGACTCCGACTGGACGTCCGACTCTACCTGAAAAGACATCTTCCACTTTTTGAAATTGATTTTTAGTATAACAATTCATCGCTGCTTTGTTCTCACTGTCCACAAATAGAAACAACGGCTTTTCTGCGTATTCACTGTTCGAAAATATATTCAACATATGAGTGCAAATACCCTTTTTATTGATTTTATGACTTTTGCACACATTGTAAATAAAATAACTATCTGTTGGCTCCCACGCGGCATTCGGGTTCTGTTTTGTTTTCACTATCTCACCTGCCTTTTGTTTTTCAATACTCATAAATGAATAAGGATAGAGCATTTCATCTTCAGATGCAGAACTGTTCAGACCGATTATTAAATAATGCAAATAATACAAACAACTTTTGTATGAAAACAAACCATAGTGTGTCAATTCAGTTTTATCAAAAATTGCTTCTGTATCCATTTCTGGGAAACAGGTAGACAATTGCTCGGTCAACACTGCCTGAAAATCAACTTGATACAATTTAGTTTGGAATCCGGTAAATATATCATCTATGCTTGTCACCTCAGGTATGTTCAATTTATCTGTATTCAGTTTTAGTATAGCAGGGTCCTGGCTCAACTTCTCAATCAATTTATCAACTAATGCGTTGGTATCCTTGTCGCCTTCGTTCAATACAAATTGTTCAGATTCATTTTTGTGTAAAGAAAATAACATATATGTGTCGCTGTCTGTTTCTTTCATCAATAATGATTGGCGTTGCATCAATTCACTCATATTAAGTATATAATCGTATATACTAAATATATATATTTTGTTTTTTATGCGGAACACATTTCACATATCTCTTCTTCCACGTCTTCAACTGGATTCACGATTTGTGCCTTTTCGGGCTCAATTGTGAATTGTTGTGCCTGATGTCTAGCGCGACGACGCAGATAATAAATGCCCGTCTTCAATCCCTTTGACCAAGAGTAAAAATGCATAGACGTCAAGTTGGAATAATTCGGGTCTTCCAACCACAAATTCAAGCTCTGGCTCTGGCAAATATAAGCACCTCGGTCTGCAGCCATATCAATCAAATGACGCATAGGCATCTCCCAAACGGTCTTGTATTTGTTGCGAATTTCTTCGGGAATCTCTTCCAGATGTTGAATAGACCCTTTGTTTGCGACAATGTTGTTCTTCAGCTGTTCGTTCCATAGTTCCAGTTTGATTAAATCGTTCATTAGATATTTGTTCGCCAACACGAACTCCCCGGCGATCGTGCGACGACTATAAATATTGCTAGTAATCGGTTCAATGCATTCATTGTATCCCAGAATCTGAGAAGTAGATGCGGTAGGCATAGGAGCCATCAACAGCGAGTTACGAGTTCCATATTTCATAATGCTTTCTTTCAGAAGTTCCCAATCATATCTGTTGCTGGGGGTAACCTTCCACATATCAAATTGGAAAATTCCCTGTGACATGGGCGAACCAACGAAACTGGAATAACTTCCGACGGTCGTCCCGCGTTCACCCATAATATCAAGTAGTGGCTGCTCATAATCGTTAAACAATTCCTTCACCGATTCCTCTGGACTGTCCTGCGTGTAACATTTGTCGTTTACCTCATTGTATCTGGCAATCGCAAGGTCGTTTGACTGTTCAAGGGCAGCGTGATACATGGTTTCAAAAATATCCTTGTTGAGAGCACTTGCGCCTTCACTATGAAAGCACAAATTCATCTTGAAAAAGGTGTCGGCTAGTCCCTGAACCCCAATTCCAATAGGACGATGACGCATGTTGCTTCTGCGCGTCTTATCAGTAGGATAAAAGTTGACGTCAATGATGCGATTCAAGTTGTAAGTGACTGTTTTGGTGACTTCATGTAGTTTTTCAAAATCAAATGATACGTTGTCGTTGGAATCGGTCTTCACAAACGCGGGCAGAGCAATACTTGCCAAATTACACACCGCAGTTTCTTCTGCGTTGGAATATTCAGTGATTTCGCAGCACAAATTGGAGGATTTGATGGTTCCTAAATTCGCTTGGTTACTCTTTTTGTTTACCGAATCTTTGTATAACAAATAAGGCGTTCCTGTTTCCATTTGCGCATCCAATACCTGAAACCACAAGTCTCGCGCTTTCATCGTTTTACGTCCCTTGCCTTCACTTTCGTATTTCTCATAAAGCGATTTAAAGTCCTCGCCAAACACATCCGACAATCCAGGGCATTCATCTGGACACATAAGCGTCCAGTCTCCTCCGGCCTTTACACGCTCCATAAACAAATCAGGTGTCCAGAGAGCATAAAAAAGGTCGCGAGCACGCAGGTCTTCTTCGCCGTGGTTCTTTCTCATTTCCAAAAATATCTCAATGTCAGCATGCCATGGCTCCAAATACATGGCAAAACTTCCGTTGCGCTTTCCGCCTCCCTGATCTACGTATTTTGCGGTATGATTAAAAACGCGAAGCATAGGAACAATTCCATTCGAAGAACCATTTGTTCCGCGAATATGGCTTCCAGATGCGCGAATGTTGTGAATATGTAGACCGATTCCGCCCGCCCATTTGGAAATCAGGGCACAGTCTTTCAGCGTATTATAAATGCCGTCAATGCTATCATTCTCCATTGCGATCAAGTAGCAAGAAGACAACTGAGGATGCGGCGTTCCTGCGTTAAACAACGTAGGAGTCGCATGGGTAAAATACTTATTGGACATATAATCATACGTTTCCTTCACTTTTTCTATGTTGTTTCCATGAATACCGATACTCACGCGCATCCACATATGCTGGGTCCGTTCAACAATCTTGCCGTTCAATTTCATTAAATACGCGCGTTCTAGTGTTTTGAATCCAAAATAATCTATCAAATAGTCGCGATTATAGTCAATCATGCTCTCTATCAGGTCGCCATGTTCGCATACAACGTCATATATGTCTTTTGAAACCAATGGCGATCCAACACCATGCTTATCTGTAAACGTATACAACTGTTTCATTACTTCAGTAAAAGAATTGCTGGTGTTCTTGTGATGGTTTGATACAACAATGCGTCCTGCCAGAACGTTGTAGTCTGGATGAATGGTAGACATTGATGCGCACTGTTCGGCTGAGAGTTCATCTATTTTTGTAGTAGAAATATTGTTGTAAATCTGGTCAATCACCTTCATCACGAGAGAGGTATAGTTAATTTTTATATTTGCTTCGTTTCCGAGAGTGCGGATTCGTTTTAGAATCTTATCAAAGGCAATGATTTCTTTGCTACCGTCGCGCTTAGTGACTAACATCTCGTCTTCTTCCATATTAGGTGTAGTATCGTGAGTAATATCCGACATTCGGTGAATATTCTATGAATATACTATATATAAAAAACATGTATCTATATGCTTTTTATATATCAATAGGCTTACTTGTCAAAGTTTTCAATATTTTCTAATTTAACTAAACATACGCGTTTTGTGGGTTCTCCGTTTTCGTTTAGAGGCCGGCTTTCTCCGGTTTCGGTATCTACTACGAAACTAGGTGAACGTTTCTTTGGTGCGCGATGTTCATAACCTTCCACTCGCTCTTTTGTAATCGTATCCCATACATATTTGATTTTGGGCAGCGCCGCTTCATACCATTGCTTATTACGTTCAATAATTACACAAGAATATTCGTCCAAATACCAGTATATGATTCCAGTCAAGGCGTGTCCGTCCTGGGATTGCATTTTCTTTTGTTCATTGATCCACTCCTGGATAGACTCTCTATCTAGAGCTTGAGACAATGGCATATATACATAAATCGGGAATCCATCCATCATTTGGACATTCATGAATTGGAGCATCACTCCTTTGTATTCATGCGAGTCGTCTTGAAAGAATGCGTTGTCGCTTTCATATTCCTTAAATCGGGTTTCCACAAAATCACATTTATCAAGTTCACATACTTCCATCTGCAACTGTGTTTGAATCCAATATTCTTTCTTGGGGATACCGGTTATTTCACGGTTTACAATATTTTTTATCTCCACCATGTGACCAAAACGGGAATTTGTGTGGTCTACATTGATGCCATCTGGCGATGCGCCAATAAATTTGTAATCTCTATGCTCGAGGCAGCCAAATTCACCCACCTTCGTTTGATACATGTCTTCGTATATCATCATTGTTACCGACTCGTATTTTATTCCCCATTGCAGCGAATTTGACATACTCACATACGAATAGTCCTGGATCATTTCTTTGATAGGCTTGCATTTTTCATATATTAAACTGTTTACTTGTGCTTGCGTTCCAAATGCCTTCCATATGTTGGAAGCACTCAGTAAATTATGACGGAATTCATACCACTCTACTGTTTTTTGTGAAGGTTGCTTTTGATTTTGAAGACCTGTGATTTTTCTCAGTAATTGTAACTTGTCGTCATAAGACAACTCTTCTATTTTATATACGTTATATGAATCCACGTAATTGGGAATTTTCATATAATCACCGTAATTTTCGTATGTTTGTTCAACTAATTCACGCACATCGTCGTGGTCATCATCGTCGCATATATTCCCTTCTTTCCATGTATCTACCATCAGATCAGTCAATTCTGAACATGTATCTGCAGCAAACGTGGAAGACATCATATCAAATGAATTGTCCCTGATATAATCATCCAAGCATTCGCATATAGTTGTCGTCAATTCGGTTTGGTCGTCGCTTGAAAATCGGTCAAACCAATTCTCAGCAATTGTCTCCGTATCTTCATTGGAGGTCTCGCTCTCAAACCAGTTTTCAATATTTTCATTGAATTGTATGTTTATCTTTTCGGGATTGTTATCTGAACTCATTTTTACAATATGATAGATACTTCCTATTATATTGTTTATGTTCATATATTGTTTTCTTAATCAATTTTTACTTTTTCGTCTTGTCTCTTTTTAGACGGTAGGGATTTTAAAGTAGAAACATGCTTGGGGTCCATATTACGCAATGTAAAATTTTTCGTGGTTTGGTTGAAGAACAATCCGGGGACCGATATAAGTTCTTGGGTTTCCACGTTGAAATGCACATCCTTTATCTTATTTAGCTTACCCTTTTCTAGTGTTTTCAGAAAAAATAGTTTTAACATTTTCAAATCATTCGCACTATATTTACTCTCTAAAGCGTAGTTTTCGGCGTATTGGTATAACTTGTTCTTCTTTGTAATCTTATCCAGTTTGTTCCATGTTCTTGGTGGTTTTATATCTTCGGTAATTTGCAAGGAATTGTTAGAAATATCGTTTTGTAGAGACATTGTTCTTGAGTCCTCTTCTATATTATATGTGCTAGTATGTTTATCTACTTTTATTAATATAACTTCTTTCTTTATGGACTATCAAATAAAATGTATTGTCCTACCCGATGGAGACAAGAAGACAACGAATACAAATAAAAATATTGAGAACAAAGTAAAAGACAAACGAAAGGTTACTCACCAGAAACAGTGGGATTTTGACGAAAGTGAGTTGTTACCTGATAAACAGTTCACATATATAGAACAAATCTACCGCCAAAATTATGATAGTGTTGGTTCTCGTATGCAGCATATCTATAATGTTATTGAGCGCCAGATTAAAACCAAGATACAAGGTTATTATCAACAAGACTTGAAAAAAAAACTCTATGATAAGGACAAATTCATTACTTTACCGAAGGTAATTGATTTGCTTTATTCCTGTAAGAACACTTGTTATTATTGTAGACAAAACGTTTTTATCTTATATGAGTATGTCCGTGATAACAAACAGTGGTCGGTTGAACGCCGAAATAATGATTATGGTCACAATTGCGATAATGTAGAAATAGCATGTTTACACTGTAACATATCTAGAAAAACAATGAATGAAGAACGTTATTTGTTTACGAAACAATTAAATATAATTAAACAAAGTTAAATAAACAATTGGGGGAATATTATGTAATGAACCCGCATCATAAAATATACGAAAAATTAGATTATTTTCAGAAAAGTAAAAAAATACCTCATATTATTTTTCATGGTGGTTGCGGCACAGGAAAAAAGACTATTTTAAATAATTTTATTCGCAATATTTACGACCACGATAAGACCAAAATCCGCAAGAACGTGTTATATGTGAATTGTGCTCACGGAAAGGGCATCAAGTTTATAAGAGAGGACTTGAAGTTTTTCGCCAAGACCAATATTCAATTGAATCAAAATATTTATTTTAAATCCATTGTTTTATTCAATGCTGAATTTTTAACAAATGACGCACAATCCGCGTTGCGCCGATGTATTGAGCTATTCAGTCATAACACCCGATTTTTCGTGGTCGTAGAGAATAAGCAGAGATTAATGATCCCCATCTTGTCTCGCTTCTGTGAAATATACGTTCCCGAAACCCTTGACGTTGACGAAAATATTCAAAATTTACATCAAGTGCGAATCCAACAGCACCCTGTCCAAACAGAAAATATTCATTCTGATTGGTTTAATGACCAAATGCGGCATGTATTTGACCACGAATATCAACATATTCATTTTGTCAATCTTGTGACTGAAATATACGAAAAGGGGTTTTCTAGTTTGGATGTCATGAGATGGTTGGAGAAACAATCTCCTTTAGATAAGGAAGTTTTAGCATCAACTCATATTTGTTTTCACAAAATTAAATCAGAATACCGATCCGAAAAAATGTTGATGTTTTATTTATTTGATTATATATTCTTGCGTTCGGATAAAGATATAAAAAGTATTAGTTCAATATAATAATGGACGACTTTGTTATCTCTAATTTGAACGAGTCGCGGAATGAGTGGTGTAGTAGACTGGTTAGTATATTTACTCCCTTAATTGTGGATGGAACACGCTCTATTTTTGGCGAGGCATGGAAAATTTGCATTCAGAACGATGAAGCAAACAAGTATCTGATGACGTTTCAGAATCTACTTTCTCGTGTTCCCAAATGGAACAATGAAATCATTGAAACCGAGCGTGTACGCATCATTGAAAAGAGCGGTTGTGATTATTTAGAAGATTTGATTACCTGTGTTCATATTATCCAGCTCAAGATACTCACGTGTATTCGCGTTGGCAACAAACAAAAGAAGATAGACATTACTATTCCCAAGTTAGATAACTTCGTTCATAAGGTATATATTGCGGTTGCGCGCAAGCTGTATTCCAATATATATCTATTTGAAAAGAATATCGCACCTCTTCAGTTACAAAAGAACAATAGAGAGTTAGAAATGATTGTTCAAGAATGCATCCTAACAGTCATTCGCGAGAGTATTCCCACGGAGGAAATTATTCGTGCTTACATGGACGAAAGTATTGAACATGAGGAAGAAGTCATTGTAGAAACAATTGATTCTCCAGAAGAGCCACCGGTTGAAACCAATGAGTCATCTGCCATTACTGATGAAATGGTTGAGAAGGCCGAGTCGACCGCAGCGCCGATACCCGAACCTGAAGAAGAGCCCCCTGTCATGACACAGACAATTCAAGACGTAAACCCTGATGAAAATGTGGTGACTACTCTTTCCTTTAATGACATTGACTCTGTTTTAGACGAAACGAACCATGTTCAGGATATTGATGCGCCCAAGTCTATTGAAAAGCTAGAAGAGCTCAGCACTTCCCGAGCAATGGAGAGTATGTATGACATGGACGATGACTATGATGAGAAACTTAAGATTGATACAAATAATTTGACTCTCACCGATTTTGATGTTTTAGACGAACAGGCTACCGCGAAGTTAGACTCTTCCAAAATCGTATTGAATGACGTAGAAGAATTGTATTAAGTGCGTTTTGATGTATAATTAATTATGAAGTAAATAATTATATCCACCATGGAAAAATTGTTAGTTCTTTCTGTCGTTATTTCTGTTTTGTACATCTTTGCCAAGATTGTAGAGATGAAGTATGTGGAGAAGCAGATGAAACCGTTTAAATTCGTATTGCGCGATTCAGTTGTAGTGTTCTTGTCCAGTTTTGTTGGATTGTTCTTTGGGTTTATGTTACAAGGTAATGTAACTGACTTTATGAATGTCATGACGAATACAAAATCATTTACTCCTAACGACACGCAGGTGTTTACAGGTGAACCCGAGTTTTAAGGCATTGTTCTTTTGAAAATTTATATAAACATATCTTGTTTCTATATATTATACGTTATGAGTATTACTACACGTAGTCACTCTTGGAATAAGGAGTATTCGGATATATTGGACGAATTGTCAAATGTAATGACTAAAAAAGGAGACTCAATGAAAGCCCGCGCATATGGTCGCGCTCGGGATACCATACAAAGTATTCCTCAGGATATTCAACAAATTGAACAGTTGCAAAGCACTCCCACGATTGGTGCTTCCATTTATGATAAACTAGAAGAATATACGAAAACGGGTAAGGTTGACTTATTAGAACAATACAAGAACGACCCAGTGATATTGTTTACAAACATATATGGGGTTGGTCCAAAAAAGGCAGATGAATTGGTCAATATACACCATATACGCTCTATTGAGGCATTGCGAAAGAAGCAGGATAAAGTATTGAACAATATTCAACGCATAGGTTTATTTTATTATGAAGATATTCTGCAACGTATTCCACGCAATGAAATATCAAAATATGAATGTGAATTTATGAAGACTTTTAAAAAAGAATCCCCACAAACCAATACGTATTATGAAATTGTAGGTAGTTATCGCAGAGGAGCGGTGAATTCGGGAGATATTGATGTGATTATTACGTCCGATGACCACTCTGTTTTTCAGCGGATTATCGATACATTGATTTCTAAGAAAATGATTATAGAAGTATTATCTCGCGGAGATACGAAGTGTTTAGTTATTGCCAAGTTGACTCCCCGGTCCAAGGCAAGAAGAATAGACTTCATGTTTACTTCCAAAGCAGAATATCCCTTTGCTATCTTATATTTTACTGGAAGCAAGAGTTTTAATACAGCAATGCGTGGTCATTCTTTGAAGCTTGGATTATCTATGAACGAACACGGATTTACAAAGAAAGATACACAGCAAAAAATAGTATATGAAAATATAATTACCGAAAAGGACGTATTTGATAAACTACAATTGCTGTATGTCCCGCCAGATAAGCGAATTGATAGTAGGTCTCTTATTGAAAACATCGCAAAAGATAACGCGACTGCGTTTACGATGGATAAAAGTATTATCAATTATATTAAGGATTTTAAACAAAATGGGTTGTCGGTTTTGAAGAAACTCAATGAAGAAACAATCATGGAGATTGTGTCCCAAGCAAATCATGCGTATTACAATTCAAACAATCCGTTATTGTCCGATAACGAATTTGATATTGTCAAAGAATACGCAGAAACAAAATATGAAAAAAACGAAGTCTTACAACAAATTGGCGCTCCTGTTGGTAGAAACAAGGTTGACCTTCCGTTCAATATGCCTTCTATGGACAAAATCAAACCAGATACAAATATTCTTGACAAATGGAAAAAGAAATATGGCGGTCCGTATATTTTGTCTTGTAAATTAGATGGAGTAAGCGGATTGTATACTACACAGGGAAGCACTCCTAAGTTGTATACCCGAGGTGATGGTAAAGTCGGCCAAGACATCTCTCATTTGATTCCTTATTTGAAATTGCCCAAGGTCACCAATATCGCGGTTCGTGGTGAATTTATTATAAAAAAACAGACATTTGACCAGAAATATAAACATTCGTTCGCAAATCCTCGCAATATGGTATCCGGTATTATTAATAGCAAACAAGTAGACAAAAAAATTCACGATTTGGATTTTGTTGCGTATGAAATGATTGTTCCTTCTTTGAAACCCAGTTCCCAAATGAAAAAATTACAAGAACTATCATTTCAGGTTGTGCAACATACTTCTCAAAAAGATATCACCAATGAATATTTATCGTCTATCTTGGTTGATTGGAGAACGAATCATATATATGAGATTGACGGAATCATTGTAGGCGATGACCACATCTATCCTCGCACAAACAAAAACCCGGAACACGCATTTGCATTCAAAATGGTTATTTCCGACCAGGTTGCGGAAGCCAAAGTCGTAGACGTGGAATGGAATGTGAGTAAAACTGGTTATTTAAAACCACGCGTAGAAATAGAACCTATCAAATTGGGCGGCGTGACTATTAAACATGCGACTGGATTCAATGGTAATTTCATTGAATCAAATAAAATAGGAGTAGGCGCGGTCATTGAACTTATACGCAGTGGCGATGTGATTCCATATATCAAATCCGTTATTGCTCCGGCCGAAACTGCGAAGATGCCGAACGTACCCTATACATGGAATACTACCCACATTGATATCATGATTGATAATTTTGATACAAACGAAACACTGATCGAAAAACGAATCACAAATTTTTTTACAACGCTTGAAGTGGAAAGTTTGTCCAGTGGAAATGTAAAACGCATTATGAGTAGTGGATACAACAGTATTCCAAAGATATTGCGTATGACAAAGCAGGATTTCAATAAAGTAGACGGTTTTAAAGATAAAATGGCAGAAAAGGTATACAATAGCATTCAGAACAAGGTGCGTAATGCGAATATCGTAACGATTGCGGTTGCGTCCAATGTGCTTGGAAGAGGATTGGGTGAGAAAAAAATCGCACCCATTATGCAGACATTCCCTGATATATTCACGTCTTCGCATTCTAAACAAGAAAAAATGGCCCGTCTACAAACCATTAATGGAATTGGGAAAGAAAATGCGACTAGTTTTGTAAACAATATGGATACATTCTTACAGTTCCTGAAAGATACGAAACTGGAATACAAACTTAGTGAGAAACCCGTGACAGAACGAGTGTCTGCCCGCCAGATAGATAAAAGTCATCCTCTGTATAATCAAAAAATAGTTATGACTAAGGTGAGAGACGCTAGCATTATCGATGCTCTCAAAAATAACGGTGGTGAGTTGGTGGACAATGTAAAGAAAGGCATTTTAGCAGTGGTTACCAAGAATACACAAGAAGTATCAAACAAAATAATCAAAGCAAAAGAGATGAACATACCGATCATGACGGTAGATGAATTCAAACAAGCTTATATGAAGTAAATGGTCATAGATTCTATAGTAACTTGTATATTTTACTATAGAACTTTCTTATCTTTTTTGAAAAGGGGTCGTCCTTTTCGGTAATAGATGTCTATCTGTTTTTGACGCCATATTTCTTGTTTTCTGATTGCTAATGATATTTGACGGTCTCTTTTCAGATATTGATACATGTAATATTCATTCATACCTTATTATTAGGAAACCCTTTTATACTTTTACGTATGAAATATATATGAAACCCTTTATCCGTGGTATAACATCGCATCTATGTCGACTACATCGCAAGATGTATCCGGTTTCTCGCATGCAAACTGTTTAAAATAGTCTAATTTTAATTGTTCAGCAGGAGTATGTTTGTGGACGGTTCGCGCAATCATCTTGTATAGTTTAAAATTGGGATATCGGTCATCTCCATTTTTCTTATATAATACATTCTTACCATTGTCGTCCGTACACCATCTAACGATTGTTTTTTGTAATTCGTTATACTTGGTTTCATCCTCGCCTCGCATAATAAAATCATAGATAGAACACCCCAATCTACATAAGTCAAAACTCATATTCGGTTCTATGCGCGGTTTATCTTCTGTCATATATGGCTCACAATTATATTGCGAAGACGCATCGCCACTTGGTGCGAAACTATCGCTACAAAAAGCTTTTCCGTCATATTTGTATATACTTCGGCCAAAGTCAATGAGTTTGAACAACTTGCCGTGTGTAGGAACCTTGTAGTGTTGACCTAGATATTTATAGACCAGATGTGTTTGTTCGGTTTCGTTATACATAATGTTGTTTGTATGTAAATCGTTGTGTGTAAAATGAAATACCTTTTGATAACATAGCAAGACCATCACTATCTGAAACAGAATACTTGCGCCGTTTTCAACATTTACTTGCTCGGATTCAAACAATTTGTCTAGTGTGCATTCACACTTCTCCAAACATATGATCTGCACAGGGTAATCATATATAATCGCATGCGCCTCGTTATCCGTAGACGACGAAGAATTATCGCTTTCATCTTCAGTTTCCCATTCCTCCGAATCGTTATCTTCGTTGTTTTCGCTTTCCCCGCTGCTATAATTCAATGAACTGTTGGATGAACTAGTAGTAGAACTACTTTCGGATGACTGGTCCGTCTTCTCTATTACATTGTTGTTCTCATATATGAGTTCACTACTATCGCTTGAAGTAACATCGGCCACCGCATCCGTGTCTACATTATCTAGTGAATAGGTAGTCACGTTATGCTTGATTGTTTTAGTAATTTGTAATGGTTCTTTGTTCTTACAAGTTCCATTGTATCTTTCACAGTCGCTGTTCGTGATTACAAATAATCTATTTAGGTTCTCATTGAAATATGGAGCCCCACTCAGGTATTCAAGATCGTCTTCTACGTTGATCTTGTAATATTTCTGAATGGCTAAATAACTTCCGTAATAGTCAATCCCATGTGGAAAGTGATAGTGTTGGCCCAACCTGCTCGTCAAATAATAGAAAAACCCATCGGTATATGCCGAGTTATTGACATCTTCCAGTTTTGATATGGGATGTTTTCTTATGACAGACGGTAATGTATGTTTTGTGTCGCCATAATTATCGTACTTTCCTATCATATACCTCAAGGGATCCAACAACGGAGAATATTTCACGAAAAAGTCTTTCTTTATGAGCGTCTTATCCTGGCAGTCATACACGTCTCGTCCAGTTACAAGATGATACCGATGATTTAGGGACATGCTATTATGCATGTTGCTACTCATATCAAAAAACCTTTGGTAGATTGGAATATATTCTTGTATGTTCTCCAATAGATGTTGTGGATGTTCTATTTCATCTTTGTGAAAGCTTGGTGTATTGAAGCTCGCAAAATTCTTACTCATGTCTTCAACTACATGTATTGAGAACCTAGACATATGTGTACAATTTTTATTTATAAGAGCTGAATATATTTATATTTATTAACACAAACTAATAATATTTCTGCTAACTAATAATAATTCCGTTAAAACATACTTAATAATATGTTTATATTTAGTATTACACTTTACAGATATGGCATTGGAACTACGAAAATTCAATATGCGCGAAATTACATTTAAACCGAACGAGAACAAGGGACCGGTTATTGTGATGATTGGTCGTCGTGATACAGGCAAGTCGTTCTTAGTGAGAGATTTGTTGTATTATCATCAAGACATTCCGATTGGAACAGTGATATCAGGAACAGAGGCAGGTAACGGATTCTATTCCGAACACGTCCCTAAACTGTTTATCCACGAAGAGTATAATACTGTTTTGATTGAAAATGTTCTTAGAAGACAAAAAACTGTGCTAAAGCAAATGAATAAGGAAATCGCGACTTACAAGCGGTCCACCATTGACCCCCGAGCGTTTGTGATTCTAGATGATTGTTTATACGATGCGTCTTGGTCAAGAGACAAAATGATGCGTCTACTCTTCATGAATGGACGCCACTGGAAAATTATGCTCATCATCACCATGCAGTATCCTCTCGGTATTCCACCTAACTTGAGAACGAACATAGATTACGTGTTTCTTCTAAGAGAACCTTATTTAACTAACAGAAAACGTATTTGGGAGAATTATGCAAGTATGTTCCCTACACTCGAATCTTTCTGCACTGTAATGGACCAAACAACTGAAAATTACGAATGTCTAGTCATCAATAACAACTCAAAATCAAACAAGTTGAATGACCAAATTTTCTGGTATAAAGCCGAAGACCATCCGAAATTCAGATTAGGTTCAAAAGAATTCTGGGACATATCAAAAAATATGGGTTCGGATGATGAGGAAGAGTATGACCCCAATAAGAACAAGAAAAAGAGTGCGGTATCTATTAATGTTAAGAAGACAAAATGGTAAACATACCTATCCAATTTTTAGTCGCTGATATCGTTTAAGAGGTCTATATCACCTAATCTATCCAAAATATAATCTATTTCTTCGGCATCATCTATAAAACTTGCCAATTCACCTTCATCTAAGTCAGTATTTGGTCCTGGTACACCGTTCGCCTCATCATCCGTGACACTCATTACTTCCCCTTCTTCCCTTTCTTCCCCTTCTGTGGTGCGTCTTTGACGAATAGGCGGTATAATAGTCGCATCTTCCTCTGATTCATCATCTGAATCGGTGTCTGACTCTGTTTCATTCAATTCACTATTTCTATAATGACTACTGTATTGAATATGTCCAACCATCCTCCCACTTGTCGTCGTTACAGGCGGTTCGTGATTGTCGTTCACATGAAGGTCATTTGCTACAAAGGACGTGCTCAAATGTGTAGTTTTGTATTCTTGATTATCAAATTTCGTATATGTAGTCGGATGGTCTAGAAGGAATTTCGTAGTAAAACTGATCTTATTATCCAAGCCAACATGTGAACGAACAAACTGTTTACGACCAAATGTCGGGTTGTGCTCCATCAGATGAAACAATTTGTGACGTAGTTCATAAAACGCATGCTGGCTCTCGTATTTATTCAGCGAGTATCTATATGTAAAATACAACTTCAAATACGATTTCATTACTTTTACTATACAACATTTGCAACAATCTTTGGATATATCAAACCTGATGCGATCGCTGGTATACAGTTTCACGTAATCTAACATATCAAGTATATCGCTATATAATTCATCTACTTCCGTATTTTTCAAATAATCATGAATCCCCTTGTCGCGAATGACCGATTGGTTCTGTTCATAAAATGTTTTTAGGTTAAATTCACACAAGAAATAGTTATAAAATACCATAGGCAATTTTGATAAATACATATTGTCCACTATTCCAAAATACAGAGTATACAAGTTTGCTTTTGAAAAGGGCAAGTTATTAAAAGGATTTTTGACAGGATTTGGATTCGCAAACATCCATTCAGTATTACATATGGAGTTTTCAACGATGCGATTGATTTCGCTTTTACGAAATAGGAATACAGAACCGAAATGATACAGCTTAATCACGTTCCGTTCCTTTTCATGAATGTCATTCATCAACATATCCGTTGTATTCCCAATCACCGCCTTCTTATATTTATGCACAAATGCTAACCGACGACAGGCCATATACACCTGCTGGCTTGCTGTAAACAACTTACTATATTCCTCTTTTTGTTCATTTGATACAAAGCAATTATTCTGAATCCGATGTAGGTTCTGGTATTTGGATTGTTTTGTATCATATGTTCGGATAAATATATCCATTAAATCAGAATGTTGAAAAGATGTACACATATCGGTCTGTAGGAGGTGATTCATTATATACATAAATACATTCTCGTTCAATACTGCTGGTTTAGGAGCGGTATATACACATTTCTCACTATTCCAACCCGGATTGATTATCATATTTGCTGCACCAAACATCATTTATCGTTGTTATATTTTCGTTTGACTATGTATATAGAGCGAATCCGAAATCAATTTTATATATATAGTGATAATTTCAAAAGTGCATGTTTTTTTACAAAACAAAAAAGTTTTTCAGATTTGCACTTTTGGACATTTTTAAAAATGTCCAATTTTCATTTTCTCAGAAAAGTTTTTTCTTGCAAAAACACACATTTTTGGTTCAAAGCATAATGCAGTAAATCGTGTTTTATGTTTTTCATTTTGGCTGCATACTTTTTTTTTATAATTGTTTGACAAAAGTATTTAGGTGTAAAAACGGTTTCCATGTATAGTGTAAATGGAAATAAAAAAGCGCCAAAAAAACGCCGAAGATTTTTACTGTAATAAATGTCTATTCAAATGCAGCAAGAAGAGTGATTGGTCCCGACATTTATCCACTCGTAAGCATAACAAGGAAACTTTTGGAAACGATTTTTACGCCTGTGAAAACTGCGAAAAAACCTTCAATACCAAGTCAGGACATTGGAAACACCAACAAAAATGCTCAATTACAGATATAACTGATACAAAAGACAAATCCGAAAATGCGATTCCAGACACAAACGTATTTATTGATATATTGAAACAAAATCAAGAGTTTAAAGAACTCATGATGGAACAATCCAAACAAATACAAGGAATGCAAATAGAGATCCAAGAACAGCAACACGAAAACAACGAATTACATAAACAACTTATCCATGCTGTAAAATATACAGGCAATACAATTCAAAACCAGACGATTAACAATAACCAAAAATTCAACTTGAATTTCTTTTTAAACGAACAATGTAAGAATGCGATCAACATGTCGGATTTTCTTGAGAACATGGAACTGAACATGGAAGACCTTACCGAAACAAGTCGGTTGGGATATGTGGGAGGCATTTCGCGCATACTGGTCAACAAACTTCAAGAATTGGATATCTGTAAGCGACCGCTTCATTGTACCGATATGAAACGAGAAACTCTGTATATCCGCGAAAACGACGAATGGTCAAAAGAAAACAACTCCAAAGAGAAACTCACTGAAATCGTGGAAAAAGTCTCTAACAAAAACTGTCGGAATATCAAACAATGGACAGAGGAACATCCAGAATACAATACGTTTGACTCGCCTGAAAACATGGAATATATGAAGCTCACCCAAGCAGTATTAGGAGGTCTTGGTGAACAAGAATCCCGCCAATTCCGTGATAAAATACTTAGGAGTGTTATCAAAGAAGTCATGGTAAACAAAATGTGAATTGTTTTGTAAATAAATATGGTTTACAAAACAATAATTAAATGATAATCGCAATACGTTTAATCCGCATTGTCCTCATCCACGTCCTCCACCACCATCTCAATGTTGCCGTTCTTGGCCTCCTCCTTCTTGGACTCGACAAACAGCTCATTGCGCAACTGAGTAGACTCAGCGTCTGAGACCTCGCGAGAATCAAAATCAACGGTCTCGGTAACTCCAGATAGATTACCCTCCCCGTCAATTGTCTGGGTCAACTGATTGCCACTGACCTTGGCCTTCTCAATATTTTCCATGATGGCCTTCTTCTTCGTCTCGCGCACGCGCTCCTCGAACTCCTTCTTGGCCATCTCCTCGTTCTTCATCTTCTCCTTATGAAGAGCATTCAACTCCTCCTCCATGTGCTCCACGCGCCCAGTCTTATATGCATCCGGGTCCCAGGGAATCCACACACCAACGGGTCCAACATAAATATCGTGGTTAGGGTCCTGCTCACGAAGCTTCTTACAGCGCTCCTCTGCTTCGTCCTGACTAGGATACACGCCACGAATCTTTAATCCGCGCACGGATGTCTGGAAAGCATGCTCGCGATTAAATTTCTCATTCACCTTATCCTCCTGCTTATCTAAAAAGTTTTTGTAATCGTCCTCAATGCCACTCTTCTTCAACTTCTCACTCTCTTCCTTTACAAACTCATTAAAGTCATCAATCAGCCCCTCTACCTTCAGATTATACTTATATGCGATAAAATGAACAAATTCAAAATAACGCTCCATAGATTTAGAAAACTCCCAATTCTTCACGAACTGGTCAAACAAATATACCTCGCGTTTCTTCAAAATCTTCTCGGGGGAAACAAAAGACATACAGGCAAATTTCTGACCCGCGATTGACTGGTCTTCATCGCACAAATCAATATATTTAGGATTATTGGTCCCGTCGTCTAGAAGTTTCTTCTCGTGACTCATCTTCTATTATACTTATTTATAAATGTGAAGTATTTAAGTATTTTTTCGCTTAGTTGTTTTCACAATATTTAGAAAGTTATAAATATTTTTATATTGTATTATATTATAATACAATGTTCGATCTTACTGAGCTGGTCAAGCGCGCTATCAAATATCTTATCGAGGGTCTTGTTGTTGCCCTTGCTGCCTTCGCAATCCCCAAGAAGCAGCCTAATGTGGAGGAAATCATCGTGATTGCCCTCACTGCTGCTGCTACTTTTGCTATTCTGGATGTGTTCATCCCTTCCATGGGTGAGTCTGCTCGCGGTGGAGCCGGTTTCGGTCTGGGTGCCAATCTGATTGGTGGTCTGAGACTCGCCGCATAAGTCTATTCCTAATATCCTAACATAAAAAATAGAAATGTCTACTTTTTATGATGTTACAATTTGTTTACAAGAAATCCTTGATATTGCCGCATATGTCCCTGCTCGCTATATACCTGTTGGTTAGTCTGTGAAGATGCAATTGTGTCTCTATCGGCCATTGCTTGATCTGATTACATACTTGTTCCATATCGTATCTTGCTTTATCGTAATATGCCAGTCTCGCATTATTCTTCTCGTTGGGGAGTGCCATTACAGAGATTGTATTTATTTCATCTCCAATATCACTGATTAAACGATTAATGTGGGTAATAAATACTTTATACATAGATTGTTGTCTGTTGCTGTAACCCAATAAGGTTGAATATATGGTGCTTAGATACATGATTGTTTCGTATACATGACGAATTCTGGATTCTTTGTGAATACACTGATACTCAAAATACACTTCATCGCACAATCGGTCGTATTCTGTCTGTGTTTCAGAAACAAAAGCGAAGAGACTATGGAGTGAACTCCCAGATTCATATGGAATATCTTCGTCAGCATCCACCGAATAGGAAGTGCCTATGTCACCATTGTTCAATTCATAGGGAGCTTCAAAATACTTAGATACACTATAATACTCATTCGTCAAGAGGCAATAGAATCCTTTGTATACCCCTCCCTCCTTCCTAGGCGTGTCGTCGTGAACGTCGCTTGTATTGGTCAACATGAGTTCAGAAAGGTATTGCATCACGCTATTTGGTTCTTCCGTTATCACTCCAAATTGCACGGTATATCCCGGGTCAGATAGTTCGGAAGGGAGGTTATTTTTATTTTCTGTAATGTAATTACGTATTTTCGTAAGAGCATCGTGTAAGATACGACTGCATTTGCTATCCATAGATTTAGATAACCGACTGCGACTCGGATGATTTTCGGTCGCCTTCATACGCTGAATGAAATCGTTCTCGATATCTTTGACTAGCATAGTTGAGTTTGTGAAAGTGTTTGCTTATGGTTGGTATAGTTTACTGATATACACAGGTTGTCTATAACCTTTTCAATTTTATAGACAACATAACCCCTCAATTTACGCATCGTAATAGGGACTATCTTGGATTTTCATACCACAATATTGCTGGGGTTCTTTTTTGTAATCAGTAGGAACGTGAATACCCGACTCTTTCGCACATTCCAATAAGAACTTGAAATTTTCCCAGAATTCACTCTTGTGACCGATAGACTTGGTCATGACATGAGACAATTCATGAATGGCAACAAAGGTCAGTGTATGTTTATCAATGAGATGATTGTTATTTTCTTTGGTCTGGTTCAAACAGAACGCGACCTTTTCTCCTTTGTTCTCACTATAGGCAGTATATGTGCTAGTAGGTAACGTCTCTGTTATTTTTTTGGGATTGAAGTTCTCCACAAGACGCTTCACATTTTCACGGTCGGAATACTTTTCGCCTACATATTTCACTAGCTCTTTACAGTTCGTTGTGACTTCGGCAAGCAAATCCGCAGCCTTATTGATATCTTTTCGGTCACGAACGCAATACTTGTTACCATCCACGCCAGATACAATACATTTCAATTGAAAGCTCTCAATATTATCATAATAAATGTAATAACTGATGAATAAAACTAGGCATATCATAATCCATCCTAAACTGTCTGAAGAAGGCATACTATATATATAGTGGTGTATTTTTCTACTTACTAACAATAGTATTGTATAATAGTATTGTTATATCATGTTGTTCAACTGTTTAACGGGTTCCGAGCTCAAGAGGAGTGCGGGCAAGATCAGGCTCGATGGTGCTGGTCATCCAAGGTCCGACGTCCTTCTTGGCAATGACGGGGTCAGAGCGAAGCTGAAGGTTAGCATTTCTCATGGTCTGTCCAACGGTATCCAGACCGATGTGGTGGCCGGCCTCAAGCATATCACCACTGGCGACACCGTCAGCAGTCATCACATTAGGGTTCAACTCGGCGAACTTACTGTTCTCGTCGTTGGGAAGCAGGTCAGCGGGGTTCGCCACCTTCTGCATATCGTAACCGGCGACAGGGGCATCATTGGGCTTAACCTCACCCTCCTTCTTGGGTTCCTCAATTTTCACCTTCTTCTCCTCCATGGCAGCACCAGTTTCCATGTTGTCGCGAACAAGGAGCTTGCCATTGTTGTAGGTGTAAAGACCACCAACAAGGACAATCAATAAAAGAGCCATCATAATAATGGTGGTCTTATCTTTGGTGAAGAACTTTGCGAGTCCAGATTGAATTTTTTTGAACATGCTTACTTATATATAAACGCTTGATAAAATTATTTGCTCTATAATTTTATAAATTCCTAAAATATGGAAAGTATACTCAACTAGACTTTCACATCTCGCTCATATTTTCGTCACTGTCACTTTCTTGAAGATCATTCAGCATATATGTATTTTTAATATTTTTTGCTTCTAAATAACAATTCAGCGCCATTTCCTTCGCCATTTTGGCTTTTCTTCGCGCTTCGTAATACATTTCATAATAAATATCATTCCGTTCTTTTAATATAATCGTATCATCCTTTTCCAAATTATCTAATGGAAAATCTACTTCTTCCATTTCATTTGACTGAATGTCAAAAGGCTCTTTCATAATCTCCAATTGTTCTCCTAAATCCTGTTCGTTTTTCATATTTTCCAAACTTGTAGATACATTTTCTAAATCAGTAGCCTCTTGAGTGTCTGGTTCGTCCATATATCCAGTTTCAGATGTAATTCCTAAATTATATGAGATATCCAGAGGAACCTCGGGTATTTCCTCGTTCAGTGGAGGATTGGATACGATATCTTCTACCACCGGTTCATCAACTGTTTCCAGAATCACGTCATTATTGCTTTGGTCAGCGTCCTCAATTTCTTCTTTTACTGGAATCGTTACAGGTTCAGGTGATTTCGTTTGGGAAGAAGATACCGAATCATTCAGGTTGAATAAGCATTTATCAAAAGGATTGCTGGGTTTCACTATCAAAAGTTGCTTTGTCTCTAATTCAATTTGGAAATTACGGGTGCCACATTTGACCCCCTTTATTTCTAAAATACACATAATCTGTGTCGTCTCATTTATTTCGTCAATGGATACTTCATTCTGGTCGCTATCATATGCTTTTACGCCGGGAACTCCCAATGTGTTTGATATTCCCACACGTAAAATATAATACTTTCCTGAACGGAAGATGCGAAACGGCGACGAAAAATAGTTCTCAATATCTTCTTTCTCCATATCGCCATCAAACCACTTGGCGCGATTTTGATAAATATATTGAACCGACGTTTCTTCTAGTTTTTCCATCCATTGAATAAAATCCGCATCATCATTTGTAAATAACAAATCAATATAGTATTTCTTTGATACGTTAATGATACCTTGTTTAGTCAAACATTGCGGGGGCTGAACATAGAGTGACTGTTCATTCGCTTTGTATTTCATAAAATAATTCCCATTTCCAACCCGAATCGGGGAACTCAGGGACAAGGTCTTAAAATCAAATTGTTGAAAGGCTTTGTTTCCACGATAAATAGTCTGCATAGGTGAAATATAATATATAGATTGTCAGTTCTTTATTTATGTTATTACACGAATCAATTCGTATAATGTATAAATTAAAAATAACTCACTAAATAAACTATGGCAACAATCAAAGAAACATTTTTATCATTTTTTAAAGACAAAGAGATGAAACAAAACATAAAGGAAATTCTGCGACCAGTAACCGATATTGTCTATAACGAAATTTATTTTTACGTGTGGTTCATTTGCTTTTTCAATTTATTTTTATTCATCATTATTTTGGTTAACTTATTTTTGCTATTACGATTAACCAGTAAGTATGTTCCATATGAAACCATATATCCAGTATAAACATGAAGACACACTGTATCCGATGGTGTAAACGAATGCATTTATTCATAGAATATAAAATATGCTTATTTAGTAATTATACATGGATAATCAAATGCAGTTGGTGGATAACAGCGAAAAGACGAAACTGGTTGAAAACGTTCAGAAATGGGTATTAATCGAAGGAAAGTTAAAAGAAATCAACGAACGGACGAAGAAGATGCGTGAAATGAAAACCGACATTGGAAAAAATATTTGTAACTACATGACTGAAAACAAGTTGAACAATCACATTGAAATTAGTGACGGAGAATTACGCTTCTTCGAAAAGAAAGAATACACGCCCCTCTCCTTTGGGTACATTGAAAAACGTCTACATGAAATTATAGCAGACGACGAACAGGTGAAACTGATTGTATCGTATTTAAAAGAGAAACGTGAAGTCAACACATCTTTGGATATTAAGCGTCATTACAACAAGTAATTTTATCTATGAATATTATAAATGGATTCACCAATTGTTTCAAAATATCAATATAGTAACGACAAAACGGTTGGGGGATATTCTTTACAACACTTCATTGAGAACAATCAGACAATCTATGGAGGCGAGAACCCATTCTACGCGCCCCAATCCGCGAATAGATTTAAAGATTTGTTAATTCCTGCCGGATTTGTCTTGCAGTCCCCTACCCCTTGTTCCAGCATATCTATCAAACAGAACAAGGTCGCTACCATCCCAGATGACTTATTTGATTCTATTTTCCAAAATGCGACAAGACAGCGCAAGAATAACAAAACGAAAAAAAATCGTTAGAGAACCCATCCTATTTCTGTAACGATTTTATTTTTATGTGTATTTATTTGTTTAGACAGGAGGTAGGGATTGTAAGAAATCCAAGAATTCGTCCATGCGAACTACCATATATTTACGAGGAATTTTGAATTCGTTGTCTCTTTTCATCATTTTGTATTCCTGATATCGGTTTACTATTCTTTCACGACATCTCGTTAATTCGGGTTCTGATAACTTCTTACGGTGGGTGTAGTCATATAACGCACTCTTGGCCAATATAAGAAGTTCATCATCTTTTTGGATAATATCTTTCGCAAGATATTGAAAGGTTTGTTTGGATTCAGCAAAATCCGAAAAGCATGCCACTGGCATACACATGCACATACACACAGCAAATGCCATTATCGCCTCGTTCATTGCGGAGAATTATATTGTTATTATTATTATTGTTGTTGTTATTTACAAATAGGTCTACTTCCTATTTGTAAATCAATTTTCTACGCTATATCCTTCCAATACGTGATTCAAATTAATACTTAGACCAACGTTTTTTGTTGTATCCATTGACACGCAACATTTCATCTGCGTTGTCCTTCCATTTTTGAATCTTATCTTGTTTTTCCTTCTCTTCTTTACTGGGAGGTAAGGTAGGAATTTCATTTGCCTTCATGTGTTTCATATCCGATTCACTCGCCTTGGGTTTTTTGCCATAACAGTTTACACCAAATTTGATATAAGGATTCGCAATATGACCTCCATTTACGCCTGGACGACCGCAGTTATTCTTGTGCGTCTCCGACTTTTGTAATTTATCCCATGTCTTTTTCTGTGTAGGGAAGAATGCCATTTGGTTGGCAGACCAACCATAACTGCACCATTCCGCGCCATTGTTATACGCCTCTTCAATTTGGTCATACGTCGCTAATTCGGCATCGTATATACCACACACTGCTTGCGCATCTTCGTAGGTATACGCATTGGTTGAGATATTGAAGACTTCGTTCTCTTCCAAAGGAGGTAATCCACCACTCATGTCTGTAGCAATCACCTTCTCTTCGGGCGTCTCTCCTCGTATGCCTTGCTTAATTGTATCAATGAGGTCCATGATAGAAATATCCAATACATATTTGAAAAAACTGACAAATACAATTACTACGAACGAAGAAATCAAGCCGGTTTCAATAATAGAAATACTGATGGGTTTGTTCTCACGAGTCATAGGGATGCCGAATAAATAGACAATAAAATACAAACTTATCAACAAGAATCCAGACGAGAATATAGAATTCGCATCATCTAAATACTCCAATGCCGAATTGTAAAAGTTACTAAAATCCTCTTCGTTAAAAATATTTCCAGATTTGCTTTGATAATAGAAAACGCCCCACAGTACCAACATGCCCAATAGAACAACATCCACCATTTTACCGATGAACCCATTCACAGAAGAACCACTTTCTCCGCTGCTACCAAAGAACCTTCCTAAAAGCAACGAAATCACCATCACTACACCAACAAAAATCATTATCATAGTAGACGTGTCCATAGAAAACAACTTATCCATAAACTCACCCTCACTCTCCACAGGCTCTTCGGTCACTGTATTTTGAATGATTGCGTTGTTTTCTGTAGAGATATTGTTATTTTCTTGTGTAGGTATAACATTATTAGACATATCAATCGTTTCGCTCATATGTTCTGTTTCAATATATTATAACGAACTATTTTTTTTGACGATAAAATAGACAATACGCGTGAGGCGTTTTTAACATTTGTTCACCAGATACTTTTTGGATAATTTCATCATCATAATGAAACCATTGGTTCTGGCTATTTTTTACAAATGCGGTATAATGACCATTGTTAATGTTGCCTATATGATTCACAATGCCATACAATTCATATTTATACGACTCTGGATTGTAACCATCTACATGCGGACTCATGTCCAGATGATCAATCGGAAAGTCTATGACATGTTGGATTTTTTGCCCGAATGGACTAAAACGAGAGAAATTTACAGCAAACACGCGAGGAATACTCCAGAACCCTGTCTCAATATAAACATCCTCTTTTTGCTTTGTCTCCTCATTATACCACGCATTTTCACCAGTTAACTTTTCCGGGGTCAAGTAAGTCCGCAAGCATTGATCTAGTGTAGTTAACGGTTGGTTATTTTCTAGAACTGGTAAGTTCAGCAGAAAAAACAGTTCTGGATTAATACTATGAATTTTTTTTGTATTCATGGACACAATTTTTCTATAATAGAGACCGTAAAACAAATCTAACATCTCTGAATAGTCTTTTTCGTAAATCGTCTTCTTTGTATTATAACATTGCAGCGCCAGCTTATCCGTTTCATTATGAACATTTCCATTAATAACAAACGTTACCTTACGTGATGCACTTTTATGTATAATCTCTAGGAAAAATAAGACAAATTCACAAGCATCGTTTTGCGAATATCCACTGAATAAAGTATATCCTTTCTTTTCGGCAACCGTACGAACAAAATGAATAAATCGCTGCGGACTTAATTTTCCATTTTTACTCCACATTACATTCTGTAGATCATTCCATTCCTTCGTAATCACTCCGTCATCGTCATTTTTTAAGTGTTGTTGAAACGATTTACTTTCCAGAATATCGTGAAGCTCATAGGTATTGCTCAATATTTGAATACACGCATTTATGTAGCAAGTATTTCCAAGATTATGTAACCCGATGAGACCTTTATCATTATATTTTGTTAAATCCATTTAGATATTAATTTCTATGGTAATAATATCTTTACATCATTTTCATTTGTTATTAATGTCAAATGCTAACAATCAATATGAGCGGACTGGACTAGACGAACTTTTAGACAGTATTGTAGATATATACGCGAATGAGAACCGTCATCAACCCCAACGGCAACAAACAAATCGCTATCCATTATCATTTAATATTCAACCACCGAGGACTACTCCCACACCCACTCCCACACCCGCACCTACTCCCAGACCTACTATGAACACCAATGAACAATTTTCCAATTATATATCCGTTA